ACCTGTCACATTACCTGTGACGTTACCAGTTAAGTTACCTGTGACATTACCTGTAACAGCACCAGTGATTCCACCAACAAAACCAGTGGTGGCAGTGATGAGAGTACCTGTAATTGCTTGAGCAGTGGTTCCACCAATAACAGTGTTGTTAATAGTACCTGCGCTAATTGCAGCAGTGGTGGCTGTCAAAGATGTAGCAGCAGTGAGGTTTGTGAATGTACCCGCAGCAGCAGTGGTAGTACCAATAGCGGAAGGAGAAGCCCAGTCTGCACCATCAAGTAAGTCCACATTAAGATTGGATACCTTGGTGGTAGAAGCGATAACAAGAGGAGCAGTGCCTGTGGCTACAGTGGAAGTAACTTGACCAGTAAAACTACCAGTAGTTAGATATGCATTACCTGCTGCATAGAGATCTTTAATTTTATAAGTGCTGCTACCAATGTCTAAAGCATTAGTAGTTACAGGAAGGATAGCACCATTTTGTACTCTAAGTTGCTCAGTAGATGTACCAGCAACATTAACAAACAGACCAACTCTATGATTTGTTGCATCGATAACAACCTTATCCTTAGCCGTTGAATCTGCAATAAGAGGAACGTAGTCACCCTCTGCTGCAGTACCATCATGCTTGTGACCGCCCGATTGAGCGAAAGCATCACGCAGAGCATTAAACTCATTATTAATAGGTGTAGCACGGATAACTGCCGTTGGCAAAATATCTGCTGATGATTGTCTTACATATCCACTCAAGGTGTATTCTCCTTATCGCCTGTCATTAATAGAATAATTCAAGACCATTCCTTGAATTGTATGACTGGCATTTGTGTCATTGGTCACATATCTAAACGAAATTGAAAAGCCTGAACCTTCAATATTTGTCTTCTCTACTGGTGATGGATTACCATCATAGATGGCTGCTGAGTCATACAATGAAACATTGTAATAAGCAGCAGCAGCCGCTGTACTGATAGTGTTGTTCTTAGGATTGAATACTCCCACACTATCTTCAAAGTCATAAGAGATACCCATAACAATAGAAGAAGATCCCTCACTCTTCAAGAAGGTAGTTATATTATAAAAATTCTTCCTGATGGTAGGATCTTGAAAATAAAAGTATGGTGTTTGATAGATACTTAAAATTTCAGTGCCGTTGAAAGATGTACCAGTTTCTTGTCTGTGTACCTTACCAGCAGAGTCACCATGAATAACTACTTCATCAATACCAATGTAGCCACTGGCTGCACAAGTAACATAGAAGTTAAACAATGAACTAAATTCAAAAGCTAACCCACCATTGTCATTTTGTCTAAGACCACCCAACAGTCCAGTAGTTCCTTCGATAGGAGACATCAATCTAAACTGAGACTTCTTTCTAATTAGTACAGTGCTTAGTGTCTCAGGGTCAATAGACTCTGTAACAATATCACTAATCAACGCACTAATAGTAAATTGAATCTGTCTAGAAATAGTTTCTAGCTCAACGTCACCAATCTTGTTAGTACCAGAGATAGGTCTAAAACCATCTGGACCTAAGAACAATAAGTTACCACTAAACTCAACAACACTATCTGGAACTAAGCAACCTAGATTTGTTGTCACCTCAGATAACACAAAATCAGCTACGTTAGTTCCTGTCAAACTCTTAATAGCACTCTTACCAAAGATGTACAACGTATCACGAAACTGTTTAATCTGAACAATATCAAATCCAACATTGATAACACCTGCACCATTGGCAGGGTTGAAGTCTGTCTCAGATAATGGCGAAGAAAAATATAAATTAAAAGGATCTGTAGGATCACCAGCTAAGAATAAATGATTCTTAAAAGGTGCAGAATACTTAGGACTGTTAGGTGCATTAGCACTAGTAATCTGTGTATAGGTAGTACCATCATAGATAGCTGCTGGATTAATACCATCAGTTAAAGCTATCTTTGTGGTGTTCCAGTTATATTTAGAAAACCTAACCTTCTTAACACCAGTCATTGTCACTGTGCCGGGAGTGGCAATGGCTGACCAAGTAGAACTACTATTCACCCACTTATAAAAGTAGTTGGTTCCTGCTGATGGTTTGCGACAAGCAAAGACACCATCATTCAAACCCTCAGCTACCATCACACCAAGAACACTTCCTGTTCCTGTCACAGTGCCATAAGTATTTGTATATCCACTAATGCGTCTATAGCCACCAGTAATAGATGGCTCATAATTAACAAGTTGTACAGCAGATCCGGGCGTAAGTTCTCCTTGAGAAAGTACATCTCCATTAGTGTTCAAGCCACCAATACAGGAAACTTTAAACCCATTAATCTTATCTGCCATTAGAACACTCTAGCTGTAGAAGGAGTCTGAGTAATCATAGTTGATCTCATCAGATTGGTTTCACCAATCAAGAGTCTACGCATCACTTTAATACCCTTCTCAAAGTTATCTCTATGAATTGCAGCACCTTGTTCATTAGATCTAAAGATCATCATGTACATCATTGCACCGTCAATCAACACATTTCTAAATCGATCAGGAACAACACATACATCTGAACTATTAATTAAATCATCTGGGAAGTACCAGTAGTTGTAATCAATAACATAAGCAGCGTTAGGAATAGGGGTGACACCAAAGGCTGTGTTGTCTGAAGTATCATAGACATACAAAGCAGCACCCTGACCGGAAGTTCCTGTCTGATCTTCTTTTGGTTTCTGTGTTTCTAAGTAAACTGTATAGGGAATGTAAGGAAGTTTCTTCGGTACATTTCCTTGAGCCTCAAGTCTGTTCAGATAAAAACTATCCCAGTCAACACTAGACATATTATCTGGAAAGCTATAAAGACTTTGACCCACTGTAAGAGCCTGTGAAAAAGACTCAGATACAAAAGGCCATTCTTGTGCAGAGTGCATCAATTCTCTAATGGATGAATTGATTGCGTCTTTAGCAAGACTTTGGATATTTCTCGCAGTATCAAACTCAGTGGAGTCCATCTGGACTTCATTAAGTCTGCGTAGCAATTCATTCGTTAAAGAAAGGTATGTTGCCATAACAATAAAAGGAAAAAGAGAGGACTCTTTTGGAGTCCCCTCTAGATCAACTAGCTTTAGGCCAATTGTTCACGGTCCACAGATGCGGGGCCAACACGGTCTTGTGCGTCAACGATGACAGCAAAAACACGAATTGAACCAGCAGAGATAGCTGTAGTTGAAGCAGCAATCAGCAAGTCCAATGTGTCAGCAGATTGAGACACGATAGGATAACCAGCAGTTGCAGGAGTAGCATAAGTACCCACAGCAGTAGAGCCAGTCAATGCTTGTGCTGAAACATAAGCAGCAGCAGTAACACCAGTTACGCCCAAGCTCATTGTCACATCGCCAGTGATAGCTGACAACACTTCAAAGCCAGCAGCCAACACAATAGATTGTGCGGGAATCTGGAGAGCTTCGATAACGTCATTCAATGCCAAGGCAGAACCTTTAGCAGTGGTGGCGGTAGCAAAGTTGATAGTGTTTTCAACAACATAAGGAATGTTGCGAAGAGCACGGCTAGGGTGTGTACCTGCGCCTACAGCATTAGAGAGAGTAGTAATAGTTGCCATTTAATGTTTCTCCTTAAGCAGCGTTGTATTTAGCAGTGACAAGTGCCTCGGGACGCAAAATCTTGCGACCATAGAGGTGCATACCACGCACGATGTCAGCGAAGCTGTCGGGATCACGATATGTCTCAGTCTTGGTGATCTGTTGAGCAGTTGCCACAGCAGAGTCATGACCAGCCACAATAACACCGAAGTTGCTGTTTTGGTTAGCTGTACCAGAAGTACCAGCACCTGTACCAACCTTAGGCAAGTTGTTAGAAACAAACACACGGAAGCCGTGCAAGTTATCTACCACCAAACCATTTTGCAGACCAGCACCACCGAACAAGTTGTTGAACAAGCGTGAATCTTCGTCCTTCAACAATTCGATAAAGATGGGGTCAACGACCAACCAACGACCATTTGTATCAACAAACTGTGTGTCCAACAAACGACCCATACGAGCAATCACTTGCAATGGAGTGGCTGTTGCTGTAGGTGCAGCAGTAGCACCGGGCAAACGTGGAGCCAAAGGAATGGAGTGATCGCCAGCAGAACCAGTGGTAATGTTGGAGAAGTCGCCCTTCTTCAGTTTCATTGTAGACAACAACTCGTCAGAACCAGCTTCGGACAAAGCCTTAGTGCCGGGGTAAGTTGTACGAGCTGTACCAGCTTGTGTGTGCTTTGCAGATTGTGCGTAGCCAGACAAGTAGCCCAAAACGTCTTGGTCATACTGGTCACGCAAACGATATGCTGCACGATCAGAAGCCATCTGCATGAAGTTCACATGTGAGTGAGCAGCTTCGATGTCATCAATCTTGAATGCATAGTAGTTAGCCTGATCAACAACCAGTGTGAAGTCTTCGTCATTCAGGTCTTGTGCTGTGATTTGTGTACCACGAGCATAGTTCTGAACAGAAACTTCTGGCTCTTTGATGATCTTGACAGAGTCGCCCATGTTGGCGATTTCACCGAAGTAGTCATTGTTAGTGATGGCTTCAACGGTAGATGATTTACGGAATGCAAGTTGTACTTGCTTGGAATAGATTACTGGGCTAAAGTTACCATTAGGTAAATTGCCGTAACCTACAGCTTTTGGAAATGCCATGATTTATCCTCCTAAGATATAAGGGCATATAATTAAATACGCTTTACATCACCTCAGAGGCTGCGTTCTATTGGGTGTGTACATAGTAGGGATGCCTCCCTAAAACATACAGGCCAACAAACTTCAGGTAATTCTGATAGCTTACTGTTTTGCGTTAACTTTTCCGGAGCCTGAGGTGGTTATTGCAGTAACGGCTTAGGCTCCAGAGGGAAAGGCCACAAGGTGACCAATGATAAAGTTATATCAGTAATATAACTTTTGTCAATACTTATCGAGCACTGCCACTCAAATCGTATACAAACTTACCAGATTTGATAGCTTTTGAAATAGCTTCTTGGTTAGCTTCATACTCATGAACAGACATCTTGCTCACTACTGACTCATAGAAAGTACCATTAGTATCTTCTTGAGCAGGTGTTGAACGAGCACCACGAGTAGCTACACTTTGTGCAGCATCACGAGGATTGCTTTCTTTCTTAGTCTTAATGCCTTTGTCAGCCTTATACAAGTCAATAGCTCGGGCGGCTGCTTTAGCATCAGTGTCGTTTTCATACAACGCTTGTTGAACCCACTTAGGTTGCTCTTCAACCCAGTCATGGAAAGCATCATCGTCACGGATAGAGTTAAAGTCTGGATGCAGACGCATCAATTCAGACTCTGCTTTTTCCTTGGCAGTTTGCTGTTCTCTTTCATCAAGCTGACGGAAACGATCTTCAATTTCTTTGGCTTGCTCTTTAGCCTTCTTCATTGCAATGGTTTCAACAATCTTTGCAACGTCAGGATATTGTGCGGCCCATTCATTAAGTTCATCCTCTGTTTTAGGAAACTTAATTTGTTTAGTAGTAGACTGCTCCAGTTGCGCTTTCAATGCGTCAATCTGGCTTTGCAGTTGCGTTTGTTGCTGCTGAGAATGTCTACGAAGATCGCCATAACGCTTCTTAAAACTCTTCTCTTCTGCACTCTCTGGTTCAGCACCAGAGTCTGAATTGCTTTCTTCAGAGGAATTGTTCGCCTCTTGAAGTCGCTTCAGTTCTTCTTCATCTTCCTTAATACGTTCCTCAGTTGAGTTACGTTTACCGAAGGGAGAAAACGCTTTTACTTCTTGCTTTTGATCAAGCACTACTTCTGTTGTCATAACATACCTTTTAAGTTGGGGCTAACTGTAGCTGTCAATACAGGGAGATAGGTAGCCAATGATGGTGGGAAATTGTTGATACTCACCAGCCCACCTCTGGCTAGAGTATTCTAATTATATATTACTTTTTAGATTTCTTAGATCTTTTAGTTACTAAGCCGCCTTTAGCCATCGCCATTGTAGCGTTGCCTCCATCGTCAAAGTATTTACCACCGCCTCCACTACCGCCACCACTGAAGCCAGTGTCGAGTTCATTCCAACCGCCTAAGCTTTCACGATAACTCGATTCTTTTTCTTCTTGTCCTAGAATTTCTGTGCTACTTTGCTCACTCTTAGACGTTTCAGAAGCAGCATCACTTCCTGCTTGAGCAGCCTCAGCAGCACTCTTACCTCTAACAATAGCATCAGCAGCAGCTTGACTTGCTGCACCAGCAGCAGCATCACTCAGTCCCATAGCCTTAGCAGCG